CTATTGAGCTGCTGGGAGATCTTTCGGATGTCGTCGTCACTCCGGACACTCATGGTTTCGATGTTGATGAGCGGGCCATTGTAGGCAGTACCGGAGTCGCCGACAGCATCTTTGATCATGCTTTTCAGACTGTTCACGCCGACAACGGCTTCATCGCCTGCTTCTCCGCCACCGAGGAGTGTTCCGTTCGACTGGCCGAAGATTGTCGCGTCCTTTAAGATCATGCCGCCTTCCATTGCCTTCTTATACCAGGAGACAGAGAAGTGCGGAATGCTGGGCGGGTTCAGGCTGAACTTGCCCGACACGCTGAAGTGCGGCAGTTTGATCTTCGGCAGGCTCCATTTGAAGTTGAAGACGCTCTTGAGTTTCCCGACGATCCCGGAAACGAAGCTCCAGATGCCGTTGAATACAGAGCTGAACGTCGATTTGATTCCGTTTAGGATTCCGGACAGCGTGCTCTTGATAGCATTGAAGGCGGAGGTGATCCCGGACTTCATAGCATTAACGACGCTCATGACAGCGGATTTGATGCCGTTCCATATACTCGTAGCGACCGATTTCACGCCGTTGAATACAGTCGATGTGACGGTCTTTATCTCATTCCACGCGGTGGTGACGGCGGTTTTGATACCGTTGCAGACGGTTGTGATTACAGTCTTTATCGCATTCCATATTGTTGTGACCACGGTTTGGATTGCCGTGAGAACCGTCGTAATGACTGTCTTGTAGATATTAAAGTAGGTCGTCACCACAGCCTGTATTGCTGAGAATATGGTTGTGAAGAATGTCTTGATGCCGTTCCATACCGTCTGGATTACCGTGCTGATCGCATTCATCACCGTCGTAACCACACTCTGTATCCCGTTCCACGCACCTGAGAGAAAACTGCTTATTCCATTCACCGCGGAGGTGAATACACCTGTAATCGCCGTCCAGATCGTCACGAAGAAGTCCTTGATTGCCGTCCAGACGGTGACCGCGACCTCTTTGATGTTATCCCAGAGGTTGATCCAGAAGTTGCGGAAACTCTCACAGTTGTTCCAAAGGTAAATGAATGCCGCGACCAGAGCCGTGATTGCAACAATCACAAGGCCGATTGGGGTTGCCGCCATCGTGGCATTAAGTGCCGTCATCACGGTTTTCACCGTAGTGATAGCGGACGTGATCTTTGGAATGACAGTAAGAATCGTTCCGACGGAGGTGATCAGCTTGCCGATCACAATCAGGACAGGTCCAATCGCGGCGGCCACCAGCGCAATCTTTACGATGGTTTCCTGTACCGGGCCAGGGATCTGATTCCATACATCTGCAAACTTCTGAAGTGCGGCAGAGATATCCTGCAGCACTGGCGCGAGCACGGTTGCGAGGGAATTTCCGATATCGGCCCCGACAATCTTTAAGGAGTTCAGAGTCATCTGGAACTGATCGATAGGGTCGAGGGTCTCATTGAAGGTGTTATCCACACTCCCTGCGAAATCCCCAAGAGTCCCAGAGAGATCATCCAGATTCAGCTTCCCGGTTTTTACCGCGTTATAGATTGCGGCACCGGCCTTGCTTCCGAACAGGTCATAGGCAGCGGAGAGCTTATCGGTATCGGAGGCATTGGAATTCATCGTTTTTGAGAATCCCTTTAAGGCATCGTCGAGAGACATACCGTCGTCTGCCGCATTCTTCATGGCCTTTTTGAGACCTGCCATGGCGGTCGAGGTATCAAGACCGGACATTTCCACCATGCCCATGAAGCCAGAGGCCTGCTGGGCATTTAAGCCCATCTCCTTAAACTGGACCGCATTCTGCGACAGATCATTTGCCAGCGTATCCATCGAAATGCCGGTTGCCTGACCTGTTGCATTCAGGGCATCGAGAAGATCCCCCGCATCGTCTGTAGATTGACCGAAGGCATTCAGAACAGAAGATACGTTATCAACGGAGGTTGAAACGTCTGTGTCGTTCAGAGAGGCAAACTTGATAAACTTCCCGGAGAGGTCCTCAAGGGCCTGCCCGGTTAATCCAAACCTCGTGTTCACTTCACCGACAGCAGCACCAGCAGTTTCAAAGTCGGTCGGAATCGTCGTTGCGAGATTCTTTACGCTTTGCTGCATGCCTTCGAGAGACTTGCCGGTTGCTCCGGTTTTCTGCTCGACAATATCGAGACCATTATCTACTGCAGTAAATGCTGCGAGAGAGGCGGTTCCGATGGCAGCGATGGGAGCAGTGACGCCCTTGGAGAGAGATTCTCCGACGCCGCTGATCTTGCCGCCGACCTCCTGCATCTTGAAGCCGGTTTCTTTTAAGGTCGCCGCGATGGAAGAGTCCGTGTTCTTGGCTTCCTTTTCGAGATTCTTCAGTTCGTTCTCAGTCTCGATGATTTCCCGCTGCCAGGCATCGTACTGCTCCTGGGTGATGGAACCATTCTTCAGCCCCTCATCCATCTGGTCCTGCACGGATTTTAATTGGGTGAGCTTATCCTTTGTCTCGGAAACGGCCTCGGAGAGGAGTTTCTGCTTCTGAGCGATGAGTTCTGAATTGGTCGGATCAAGTTTCAGGAGCTTATTGACGTCCTTTAACTGAGACTGGGTGCTTTTGATTTCCTTGTTGACGCCGGACAGTGCTTTCGAGAGACCGGTCGTATCGCCGCCGATCTCGACTGTTATGCCCTTGATTCTGTCAGCCATACGAAGCCTCCTTCCTTAGAATCTGTCCATCATTTCCTGTGTTGCGATTTCCGGGTAGTCGTAGTCATCATTCAACATTTCTGCGTACATATCGTTGACCGTTCCAATCGTCAGAAGATCCAGCTCCGAGATGGAGAGGCCGATCTGCACGCAGCGCAATAAAAAGAGCGGGGTTGTCATTTCCCGCTCTGTCTCACGATGTTTTTTTTAGAAGCTACCTGCTGTTCCGTATTGATGCCCCAGAGTTCGATGATCTGCGGCAGTACCTCATAGATGCTGAACGTGTTAAATGAATCCAGCCATTCCTCCGGGCTGTCCGGCACGTCCTTGTCGGCGTGCTTCGCCATCAGCCACGCAATGTTCTCGAAAAGCTCCAGCGAGAAAGTGTCCAGATTTGAGCTTTCCGAGTCGTTCTCGCTGATGCCTTTCTGCAGCTCATTCAGGTCCCGGTAGATGTCCCGGTGGAACTTGTTCCTGTAGAGTCGCGGTATCGCAGCCGATGCGCGGAACGTCACCGGCTGCCCGTCAATTTCTATTGTCTTTGTAACAGCCATCGCTTACTCCTCCTCCTCGGTCGAATAGCTTGTGCTTGCCTTCGCGCCGGACGAGGTGCTTGATGCCGCGGTGTCGCTCGGCTCGTAAACCTTGTCGTACCAGGCGTTGTAAACGGACTCGGCTGTGTTCGTGCCGGTCTTAACCTTCACAAGGCCGCTTGGCAGCGGAGAAACCGTAATCGACAGCGTATCTGTCTGGACTTCTGTAGAGTCTTCCTTGGTCTGGCCGGAGACAGACGGTCTCGTCGCGGAGCAGTAGTACATGCAGTGGCGGATTTTCCGCTGGTCTCCGGAAAACTCGAACAGCAGCGCGAAATGCTCCGGCTCGACATCCTTGTTCTCGGCGATGACGCCGTTTGCGTCCTCGGTTTCGTGCATGACGTCCGTGAGGAAGCTCTCCGGAATGAGCGCCAGTTCGAAATCTCCGGAGTACCCGTTGTTGTTCGACACCATGTAGTAAACCGTGTCGTCTGCGTAGAACGGCTCGTTGTCTCCCTCGGCGTCGAGGGAGAGTGAAACAGCGCCGGGCATCGCCACAGGCGTGCCGAATGTGACCGTTCCATCCTCGGCGAGCGTCGCGATGGCATAGTGGCAGTTCTTGAGGCCGAACTTGACCTTGTTCTTTTTGTTCGCCATAAGTCTTAACCTCCTATGATTTGTGTCTGATACAGAACCTCGTACATTTTTTCATCCTCAATCCAGACCTCTGACTTCTCATACGGCAATTCGTGAGAAGTGAGAATGTCATCGATTTTCGATTCGATGTCCGGGTCCTTCTTGTCTGTGTAAAGCTCGATATTCAGCTCATCGATCTTCTGCCAGACCACGTTGTCCGCGAAGACATTGTCTGTCCCCGGAAAAAGAAAGCAGAGAAAAGGCGGGTCCGGAGACTCGCCCTCTGCAAAGTGATCGTAGGCAACGGGAAGATTTGCCTCCTCGAGCATCGTTACGATCTCGTCATATGTCATAACCTCATCCTTTCAGCTTTTCTTCGATAGTCTGGACCAGCTTTTCATTTCCCGCTTCCTCTGCGGGAGCAATGTGAGGTCTTGCGGCCACACGGCCACCGCCGCGCTTGGCATGACCGTGCTCCAAGAGATGCGCGATCTGATACCGGTTCCGGGAATGGACCACCAGGTCGATGGATTCAGAATCCTCATGGACGTTTTTTACCGACCATGACTTCTTATACTTCCCAGTATCGACCGGCGCGTTGTTCTGGATATCCTTCCGGACGGATTTTGCGGTTTTTTTTACCGCATCCTTCAGATCATCCGCCGCAAGGCCTGCGTATTTCTCCAGCTCTTCCATGACTGCAGAGTCCAGCTGATCGATGGAAACGGTCTTACTCATTTGCTTTTCTCCAGCTTGCAGTTGAACTTGATCGAATTCTTCTTGTAGCCCATCGGATTCACATAGGTGATGTTGTAAGTTTTTCCCTCCGCAAGAATCCGATATTTTGTGGATTCCACGGCGGCAAGCTCGGAGCACCAGCGGCAGGTGAAATCGAGAGATTCTTCCGGGTTAATCACTTCACCGTTCGATTCCGATCCGGTCTGCGTGCCGATGGTGGCATAGCATTTGAAGTAGTCTGACCAGCTGGCTGTATGGTTTCCGTACTTGTCCTTCGTGACCGCATTCTTCTGAAAGGTTACCGGAATGCGGAGTGCTGCGATATTCATCAGAACTCCTCCTTCCGGACGCCGAAGAGCAAAGCACGAAGTGTCAGATTCAGCTGATTATGATCAGCATCTTCCCGGTGTTCATAGAGATAGGCGACGGCGTAGAGAACAGCGATCCGGATGCGGATCAGGACCTTCTCCTCGTTTGCCTCCCATTCATCGTCCGGGAATCGTGCAATGTCCTGTACGAGCTTTTCTGCGGAGGCGATCATTGTTTTGATGAGCTCATCCTCGTCATTGGAACTGACGCGGAGATAGGTCTTAGCTTCATCGAGGGTTACTTCCATGTGGACACCTCCTTAAAAAGAATGCCGCCCGGAGAGAAATTCCCCGGACGGCTGGTTACATCATTACTGGCTGGATCAGCCCGCCGCCTTTACGGACAGGCCTCTCACCGCTTCCGGCAGGATCAGCTTTCCATCGACACGCTCGGAGGCGAGAAAGCCGATCTGACCGTTTGCCGCATAGAGCTCAGACAGACGCTTGAAGCTGCGCCCCTGGCGCTCGGCGATCCAGTAGTAGGAGAAGTCTCCGAACAGGATCGGAACATTCCCGGCAGCAAGCTCCGGTGCGTAGATCGAAGTGTTGTACGGACGGTTCAGAATTGTATCCGGCTGACCGGCCACAACAGACGGCTGCCAGATATAGTTGCCGTTATTGTCCTTGATCTTACGGAGAGCCTTCACGGTAGAATCGTTCAGAATCCATGTCGCACGGTTGCGGTAGACGCTCCTAAGAGAGTGGAACACATCCATAATCGCATCGAAGGTGATGTTGGTGTTCGCAATCTCAGTGGTTGCGCCATCGGTCGCCTTGACCTTGGTGAAGACACCTTCCGGCTTCTTATCGCCGTTTCCGGTCAGGAATGCTTCCTCCTCGGCAGCCCCAATACGGCGGGCAAACTCCTGAGAAATATAGGATTCGAGGCCGAATACGGAGTCGTTCATCAGTTCCTCGGACACCTTGATGGCTGTTCCCAGCTTATATGCGGAGAGGGATACCTGATCGAACTTCTCGTCGGATTCCGGATACAGACCGTTTTCCTCCATCCAGCTTGCGGTTCCATGAGAAGCCACAATCGGAATGGTGTGGGTTCCGGACTGGGTCTGAATCACGTGCGCGAGAGAACGGAAGAAGTTCTCGTCAGTCAGAGCCTGTACGAGCTGCTTTTCGTACTCGTCTGGAACGAGATAGCCGCCGTTTGCATCGGTACCAACCTCAAGGACGTTACGCACATCGTAGTAGTTGCGCTTTCTGATGTTGTCCCAGAAAGCAGTCTTGTATGCCTTGGATGCGATACCCGGCTTGTCGTCCGGCTCGTCCTTGGCTCCCGGCTTTCCTGTAAGCGGAGAGGAAGTAGGCTGGGAGAGCATCTTGTCGATCTCTTCCTGTCTCTGCAGGCGCTCGATGTCGTGAGTCAGATCGGTGACTTCCTTCTCCATCTTGTCATAGGTTGCGGCATTCTCTGCGGATACATTGCCGCCATTGTCAGAGTGCGTATCAAGGAACTGCTTTGCAGCATTCCATGCCTTTACACGCTTTTCCATTAAATCCATAATCTTGGTCATAATAAATTTTCCTCCTTAATGTGCCAGAAGCGACAGCCGCTTCTCAAGATCAGTGACCTTTACGGTCGGTTTCGTATCTTTCTGCGCGGGTGCGCGTTTCGGGATGAGCCTGGAGAGAAGCGAGTCGGTGACAGCCTTCCGTGAGAAGAGCATGAGATCGTCCGGCTCCTCTGGATCGGTTTCGTCTGGCTCCTCGCCATCGGCGTACAGGATCTCATCAATAAATCCGAGCTTCTTTGCTTCCTTTGCATTCATCCAGGTCTCGGCATCCATGAGCTTTGAGATCTTGTTTCGGGAAAGCCCCGATTTAATCTCGTAGGCATTTATGATGGATTCCTTGACTTCGTTTAACATGTCGATGGCTTTCTGCATCTCTTCGGAATCTCCGATGGCAACGGTGGCCGGGTTGTGAATCATCAGCATGGCCACAGGGCTCATGCAGACCTTTGTTCCCGCCATCGCAATGACAGAGGCTGCCGATGCTGCGAGAGCATCGATTTTCACCGTCACGTCGTACGGGTAGTCCATCAGCATGTTGTAAATCTGGGCGGCAGCAAAAACATCGCCGCCGGGAGAGTTGATCCACAGGGTGATGTTTCCTTTTCCACTGTTCAGTTCATCTTTGAAAATGTCGGGTGTTACTTCATCGCCGAACCAGGTCTCATCGGAAATTTCTCCGTCGAGGTACAGCGTTCGGTCGCTGCCGAAGGAGTCCGGCTCTTCGTTTTTGACCCAGTTCCAAAACTTTCTGGTCATGATTTTCTTTTCCTCCTCTCTTTAAGCCGGTCATCGGATTCCGGCTCCTGCGGTTCTTGTTCTTTTTCATCAGGCTCATCCTCCGTTTCCTGCGTTGATGCGCTTGCCGCAAAGATTCCTGCATCGGCGAGCTTTGTCATGTTGCCATTGATGAGGTACAGGTCCCCGCCTTCCTCGGCGGGGATGCGGTCGAGGTTTTCGAGCTCGCGGATGTCGTTCGCAGACAT